GCCTGGGCAAGCGACTGCTGCCGGCCCTCGATGCATCCGCCAAGGCGTTCGAGCTGACCTACGAGCTGCTCAACGTCAAGCTCGAGCAGACGGTCATCGAGGCCGACCGCTCCAAGCACTAGGCAGGGCACGGCCGGAGCAGCGGGGGCTGGGGATGCCCCGGGATGGCGAGGCAAGGCATGGCCAGCGGAGGCTTGGGCTGGCGAGGGTAGCCAAGGGCGGGCGAGGCAAGGGTTGGGTCGGGCTGGGCAGGCCGGCCCCGGCTCGGCGGGGCTCGGCATGGAAAGGGCAGCGAGGGGCTGGGCGGGCAAGCTAGGGAGCGGCATGGCATGACTGAGGACGTCGAACAATCACTCTGGCGCTGTGGTCGTTGTGGGAAGGTTTGGAGGCATCGAACCCGGCGGGTGCGACTCTCCGAGTGGGTCGGGGACGAGGAGGTCGTCACGACGATTGCACTCTGCCGGACCTGTTATTCGGCCGTCCGCAATGGCGAGCGGCCGTACAGTACCGACCAGGACACAGCCCCCGAGGGAACCCCATGACGAGTTCGTGGTCGGATCATGTCCCGCAGGTATCCGAGGAGCCAGTAGAGATGGGTGACGACAAGGATCGGGGCCAGACCCCGGTCAACGAGCAGGAGCAGCAGGGCTCCGCTCTCCACGTCAACTCGGGCACCGGGCTGCCCTATCCCGTGAACCCCGAGACGGGCGAGCAGTACGACGAAGTGACCGGCCTCCCGATCGACCCCAACACCGGCAAGCCCGTCCACGAGGACCAGGCCAAGGCCCGTTCCGGCCAGAAGACGGGTCGCCAGGAGGGCGAGGAGCCCGCCAAGACGCGTTGACATTGGCTATGCCAATGGAATAGCCTCCCACATCGGGCGCTCTGCCTTGTAAGGGGTAGGGTCCGCCACGCCCCACACAGCACAGAACGCACCCCGCCGGCCCATCCCGGCGGGGTTTCTTCTTGCCCGGGAGGCGGTGTGGCAGAGCTCGACTGGCCGGACATGGAAGACGCGCGCCCCCTCGTCGCGTCCAGCAACGGTCACGAGCCCCCTGCGATGGTCGACCTGCGGACGGTGCTGGGCGCGCCTACTTCGCGGGCCCCCGGCTTCGAGCCAGGCAGGCAGGTCGATCCTCGCGGGAAGCACATCTGGGGCGTGTTCGACGCCATCACCAGGCGCGACTACGGCCGTGACGAACAGTTCATCGCCGCGCTCAAGGCGATCCGCGACTTCGACCCCCAGTCGGCCCACGCGGTCTGGAACTTTCTGCGCCTCCTGAACCCCGGCTACGACCTGCTCGCGATCAGCGATACCTCCAGCGAGCCTCCCCCCGGCAGGGCTGCGACCCGGCTGTCCGACGGCAGCCGGGTCCACCTTGTCCCCGGCTACAAGGTGGTCAGCCGCGCCGAGGACGGGGAGACCCCCAAGAACGGTGGCGAGGAGGCCCGGCCGCTCGTCCAGAACGCCCCCGGCCAGGAGTTCCTCGACCAGCTCCAGCAGCGGGTGGGCGAGGAGTACGGCGGCGGCGGCGACCAGTTCCACAACGTCTGCGCCCTGTCGCTGATCACCACCGGCGCCCTGTGTACCGAAGTCGCACCTACGGCTGACCTGCGCGACGTCGAGGACTGGTACGTCAACGATCCCCTGCTGATGTCCTTCAAGCGGATCAAGCGCCAGGCCAAGGACTCGATCGGCAAGCTCACGCTGGGCCAGAAGTTCGTGACCGGGGACTGGATCGCCGTCAACCCGAACCAGGTGTTCTACGTCCCGCTCGACCCCGACGTGGACGATCCCTACGGCCGGCCCCCACTCATGCCAGCGCTCCAGACCGTGCTCGCCAAGAGCCAGATGATCAACGACCTGCGGGCCGTGGCGCACAACCAGGGCTACCCGCGCATCGACGTCAAGGTGCTGTGGGAGACGCTCATCAAGGGAGCCCCGCCCAACCTCCGTGACGCGGGCAAGGCCAACGACCTGACGGCATGGGCCAACCGCCAGCTCCAGAACATCGTCAAGGACTACGCGGCGCTCAAAGTGGACGACACCTTCGTCCACTACGACTGGATCGACCTCGGGATGATCGGTCCCAACTTCGCCGCATCCTCGTTCGACTTCAAGGGGCTCGAGGCGATCCTGTCCCGCCAGATCAACAGCGCGCTCAAGACGCTGCCGATCCTGCTGGGCTACAACGAGTCATCCTCCGAGACCCACGGCTCGATCCAGTGGCAGATCCAGGTCGCAGGGGTGCTGACGCTCCAGCGGCTCATCAAGCGCTGCTACGAGAAGCTCGCCACCACCAGCCTGCGGATCGCCGGGATCCCCGCTCGGGGGAGGGTCATCTACAAGCCCATCCGAACCGTCGACCGCAAGTACGAGGCCGAGTCGGCGTTCCTCGAGGGCAAGACCCACCAGCTGTTCGTCCAGATGGGCTGGGAGGACAACAACGAGGCCGCCCAGAAGACGACTGGCCACGACGCCCGTGGCGAGGCCACCGACGGGGCGATGGGCATCAAGCCCCCGCCGACCGCCCCCGGGGCCAAGCAGACCAACAAGGAGAACCAGGACCAGGAGCAGACGCAGGGCGGCACGACGTCCGGCTCCGGGGGCCAGAAGGAGTCGGTCTACGGGACCGTCATCGACCACCTGCTGACGGAGGGGCTGGGCGAAGGCTGGCAGTACCTCGCCCCTGCCCCTCAACGGCGCGCCCCGGACTTCGAGGAGCGAGTCGAGGTCTACGGCAAGGCCGGCTCGGTCATCTTCATGCAGGCCAAGCAGGAGTTCATCGAAGTCCTCCAGGCCAACGGCCTGCTCGAGGTGATGGACGAGGAGCGCGACACGTCAAAGGACGTGTCCGACTACGTCTTCGGCCTCCGCTTCTCTCGCCAGATGAAGGGGCTCCTCCGAAGGGCTGTACGCGAGGGCATGGAGCGGGCCGGTTACACCGATCCCCAGCTCCCCGAGAACCTCATCGAGCGGATCTGGCGCGAGAACCGCCAGTACGTCAACCACATCCGCGACGACCTCAAGGCAGCCCTCCGTGCAGGAGCCTTCAAGTCGATCGCCGACATCGACGAGTGGTTCCACCGAAACGCCTGGCGCGAGAGCCTGATGGGCTTCTATCTCGGGCGCCAGGGCATGAACGCCGGCTATGCCTACGCCGTCAACATCGACTTCCCCAACGCCCGCCTGGTGTGGCAGCTGGGCGCGGCCGAGAAGCACTGCAACACCTGCTCAGAGCGTGACGGCAACACGTACACGTTCGACGAGCTGCAGGTGATCGGGTTCCCCGGCTCGACCATGCTCGACTGTGGAGCCGGTTGCCGGTGCAGCGTCACCGAGAACGAGGAGGCTGACAATGCCGCAGCGTGATGGCGCCGGCAACGCCGGGATGATGCAGACCTCGGATGCCACGGTGCAGCCGAGTCCCATCAGCGCCCAGGAACTGCAGCGGGTGGCCGAGCTTGGCGACGGATCCGTCACCGAGGCCGACATCTTCCCGTTCCGCATGGTCGCTTCCGGGGACGGGCTCGACTTCTACTTCACCCGCCAGCACGACACCTCGCTCAAGAACTTCGTCCGCGACCTCAAGGCCGGCCAGTCGGTCCTCGGCAGCCACGACATCGGGACGTTCAGCTACGGCAGTAGCTACGACGCCCAGCTGGTGGATGCCGATCCCATGGCCGCCGGCTACGAGGCCGCGTTCTATCGGCAGTTCGACAAGCCCGAGCTGCGGACCACGAAGCTCGTGGTCGGCAACTACTACCTCGTCCGTGGCGTGACCCTCAACGGCCAGCCCACCGACGACCTCATCAAGGCCATGCAGAAGGGGGCAGTCCGCAAGGCGTCGGTCTCGTTCACGGTCGGCCAGTACCAGTGCGGCATCGACAACAAGAACATGCTCGCTGGCTGGTTCGGTCCCGAGCCCGCCGACGATGACGGCTGCGTCCACTTCCCGGGCGTCGACTACAAGAAGGAGGGCGTCGGTTGGGCGTGGATGAAGGACAACACGCTCATGGAGACGTCCCTCGTCTACAAGAACGCGTCGCCCAGCGCGCTCCTGGTCCGCAAGGCGGATGAGCTGGCACGGCGGGGCCTGCTCGACCGACAGCAGATCCCCGCTCTCGAATCACGGCTGGACCACCGGCTGCCGTCGTTCGAACGATCCGTCTACGGTGGAGTGGAGGTACCGATGGGTGACCAGAGGGCCGGACAGCCGGCCGAGGGGACTCAGGCTGCCCCGCCTGAGCCCGATGCAAGGCTCGTGAAGCTGACGCAGCTCGAGTCCAGGGATGCCGAGATCGAGAAGATCATCGGCAGCCCCATCTCCGTCGAGGGGATCAGGAGCCTCCACCAGAAGGCCGTCCAGGGCGAGGCCCTGTTCGAGGACCTCGTGGAGCAGGCACGGGCTGCCCGACAGCGAGCGCTGGGCGACATGTCCGATGGCGACCGCTACACGAAGATGATCCGGGGCACGGACGTCGAGACGGTCCGCTCCGAGATCACCCTCTACGACGAGCAGGCCAAGCGGGTCTTCACGCCCGGCCGACAGGTCGATCCAGAGGCTGTGGTCGAGCGACCGAGCGCCGAGGACGACGAGGAGGAGGATGGCCGACTGGCCACCGTCACCCGTGAGCCGATCCTTCCGAATCGGCAGAAGCAGAGGAGCTGATACCCGTGGCGAACGAGTACGGTGGCGAGCTCAGCGACGTCAAGTACGGGCTCGAGCTGTCGGTCGAAGTGCCCACCGGCACGTCGTCCGCTGCGCCCGTCATCCAGGGTGACCTGTTCAAGATCGGCGCCTCGGCTGCCGATGGGTCCCACTACAAGGCGGTTCCCCTCGTGGGCGCCAACGACCTGCTCACCTCGGTCGTGATCCGGGCGAAGCACTCGGTCAACCGCAATGACCAGCCCGACCTCGGTGTGAAGGTGCTCGGTCATTTCTCCAAGGTGCTCCGGCTGCCCTACGTCACGGGCGCTGCGCCGACCCTCGGCCAGTCCATCGCGGCGTCCGGCACCAATGTCCGGCGCGTGGTCGGCAAGGCCTTCGACGGCACGAGCTACGTGCTCAAGGTCGACACCGTCAACCTCATCGTCGAAGTGCTGTGCTAGTTGCCCCCGGGCGGAAGGAGATAGACCCGTGCTGAACGTCGGCCGCACCGTCGACGTCAAGGTGAAGCGGAACGGCATCAAGG